CGTAACGGCTTTGCACGTATTCCATTCTCAGCACCAAGTGGTTCAAACGCATACTTTGCTCGCGCAATCATCGGCAGCGACAGCTTCGATGCTACAGCAGCAACAGGTGCAGTAAGCCTCAACATGATCAGCAAGGCAGTTGCAAATCTACGTAAAGTAAATGCACCAACAGACGCCAGCGGCTTCTACCTATCAATGGTATCAGCAGCACACGAATTCCACTTAGCCAAAGAGCTAAATGGTGTTGGTGGCACAGCCAGCGGTTCAATTGGTTCAGTTGCACAAGAACTTGCCAACCAGGCTCTAATGGATGGTCTAATTGGTCAGGCAGTTGGTTGCCGCTTCATTCGTTCACAGAACGTTCCAACCGGCTTAGCCAGCGCCTAAGTTTGAATAGTATATAGGAGAACGGAGATGGCATTTATAGTATCAGGTGGGACGGTTGTAAGTTACGCAGAGGCAGTAGACGTGCGTGATAAAGATCAACGCTTGTTTGAAGCCAATGAATTTACATTAGCTAACTTACCTGATGTGCCACCCACACTCAATGACTACATTGAGGATCTAACCACTAAGGCTACAGCACGTATCAATCAAAAGATTCGTGCTAGTAGTCAGTGGCGAGATTATTTGGGTTATGTTGGTGCCAGTTATGATGTTAATAACATACCAGCATTTAATCCAAATTTAATCCTTGCACGTCAAAGCGATTTCACAGACATGTGCAGTTACTACACACTTAAGGAATACCTACTACCACGTGTGGCAGACTTTGGTAATCCCGAAAGTGCAGAAGTTCAGAAAATCGAATATTATGCTAAGAAGTTTGATGACTTGTTCAATGAACTGTTAAGCATGATGGATTGGTATGACTATGATGCTAGTGGCGCACTCAATGATGATGATCGTTTGATACGTGTGAGTTTAACACGTCGCACACGCGGCCGTAGAAGTGTTGTGAGAGTAAGATAATGGCAATACGCGACACATTATTAGCCAATTTAGAAGTTGCATTAAGCAGCAGCAATGTAACCACCAGCAGTGAACTTCCATTCACCGCAGCAGGTGTTCCGTTGTATACCAAGAACATGAAGAAATTGTATGTGGATTATGACCGCACCGCATTTACTGAAATGTTCAATACTCTAAATCCCAGCAATGATGTGCCACAGCGTGAAATAACAGTTAATGCTTATTTCACTGTTGATGCTAAAAACTTACCCACTGACATTGACACAGTTGTCAGCACCGTGTTAAACAGTAGATTAAGTGTGAGCAATTGTCATGTGCGTGATTGCAGTTTGACAAACTTAATTGCCGAAGACCATTTAACCTATACATTTGAATTTAGATTTTTAACCATTTAAACCAACAAAGGAGAAAACCAAATGGCATATATTGCAGTAAACTCAACAGGTAACTTTGTTGCTTTACAGATCAATGCCGATGGCGTAGATTACAGCGCAAACGTTAGTGCGGCTTTTGCTAGCCCAGGTAACGCAAACGTTGTAACAGTTCCTGCGTTGCAAGAAGTAACACTAAACGCAAGTCCCGGGACCTTTAGATGGGCCACCCTTGATTCTGCTAGTGAAAAGGTTGTCACAACACCAGCTACAAACAGCGTTGCTGTTACACTGGTGCTAGATGATACAACTTTCTTCAGCAACACAGGTTCAACACCAAGCATCTTGAACATTGTAAACAACAAGAGAGAGACATACTTTAGATTGTTCTGGCAGGGAACAAGCTCAGGTGATCGTTACGTTCAGGGCTATGGCTACTTAACCAGCCTTGCTCCAACAGTATCACCAGGCTCACCTGTGTGGACGAGCCCAATCACAATTGAGTGTGTGGGCGATTACACATTCGGAACACTATAAGTGATTGAGAGGGCCCGCTGGAGCAATTCAGCGGGCTTTTTCTAACCAGGAGAAATAATATGCAGATTACACCTAAAGTTCGTAAGATATTTTATGAACGCATCAGAATTGATGAAGATGGTTGCTGGATTTGGCAAGGTGAAGTCATTGATGGTGAGCCAATTGTTTGGATTGATGGTATTGCAGAAAATGCAAAGAAAATTGCTTTTTTGTTGATGGATATGCCTGTGCCTGTGGAGCCAATCATGACTCACAGCAAACTTGATGTAAATCCAGAGCATCACAGCATCAAAAAAGTAAAAAACAATAAATATAGTGAGCAGATATATGCAGATATGGGAAAAACACACATTACCGGAGATCTTACAGACTCTGGAGATGGAATTAGCCAAAGCACAGAATGAACTGCGTTGTGCAGAAGCAGATGTGCAGAAAAGTAAAAATAGATTAACGTTTGCACTTAGTGCAATACATCATCTAAAAGATAAAATCAAAGAGGTATGAAGATATGGATTTAAAGAATTTAGCAACTAAACCACAGTTAATCAAGATCACCCTAGACGACGCAGACGTTGTTGAAAAGTATGGTGATGCGCTTGAATTTTGGGTTTGGGATAAACAACCTATTAACAAATACATTCGCTTTGCCAGCGCCGAAGATGCAGACTACGGCGAAATTGTGTCATTTTGCAGCGAATTAATACTAGACAGCGAAGGAAATCCAGTGCTCACAGATGATGCTGTGTTGCCTGCTTCAGTGTTGGTGAAATGTGTTAATAAGGTAGTTGAACAGTTGGGAAAATAACCGGCAGTTCACTTAAGGAGGGTAGCAGTGAACTGGGCGCATGTCTAATGTTAGATAGCCTTGCCGAAAGATATAAAATGCTACCCTCGCAGGTGTTGGAACAGGCCAGCACATTGGATTTATTTGTTTTTGATGTTGCAGTAAGTTATAGAACTCATGTGCAACAGCAGGAACAAAACCGGGAGAAGGGTATAACAGCACCTCCTCCCAGTGAAGAAGACTTATTAAAAGGATTGGAGAACTTCCGTGCCAGTAACCGTGGACAGCCGCGAATTCAATGATTTACTAAATCGTGTTCAGCATGAGGTCAAACTCAGTTGGAATGATGCTGGTAATTATTTTCATCGTATTACACCACGCGACACAGGAAATGCAAGACGCAATACAAGATTAAAATCAAATGAAATCTTAGCAGACTATGCTTATGCTGGAAGATTAGATGAAGGTTGGAGCAAGCAAGCACCCACTGGCATGACTGACCCCACTATTGATTTCTTTGTAGATAATCTAACTGAACGCTTAGGTAGACTATAATGGCCAAAGAAATAAAAGTTGCATTGGTATTAGACACACGCGATTTTGATCGTGGGATTTCACGTGCGAAGAAAAGTGTCAGTGAATTTACCAGCAGCAGTAGTAAAGAATTTGATACTTTAAAAGCCAGTGTTGCAGGCATCTTTGGTGCTATAGCCACTGATCAAATTATCAAATATGCAGATAGTTATACTAATCTACAGAACAAACTACGCAGCGTCTTTGAAAGTCAAACTCAAGCAGCCGAAGCATTCTCTAACATTAAGTCTATTGCTACTGAAACACGCAGCAGTATTAAGGATGTAGGCGATCTCTATACTAAATTGTCAATTGCAACCAAGGAGGCTGGCGTAAGCCAAACTGAAGTTGCACAAATGACAGAGACTTTTACCAAAGCACTCAAACTCAGTGGTGCTGAAAGTGCTCAGGCCAGTAGTGCTATTCTACAGTTTGGTCAAGCAATGGCCAGTGGCAAGTTGCAAGGTGATGAATTCCGTAGTTTAATGGAAAATTCACCGGTATTCATGCGCAAACTTTCAGATGCACTGGGCGTCAGCATTGGTAAAATGCGTGACCTCAGCAAAGATGGTATGCTCACTGCTGAAGTTATACGTGCAGGCATGACAGCAATTGCGCCCGAAGTAGAAAATGAATTTGGACGCACGGTAAGCACAGTTGGTGATTCGTTTACATACTTGAAGGATCAAGTAATGTTAATGATTGGCCGTGTGCAGGAAAGCACTGGTGTGTTTACTACCTTGTCAGAAATAATCAGAGGCTTTGCTAACAACCTTGATCTTGTTGCTTATGGTATTGCTGCTGCATTTGGTGTTGCTACAGCGCGATTAGTGTTTAACTTTGTTAAAGCCATGCAGGCTCTTAATCTAGTAACAAAGATTCAAGCAGGATTACAAGCCGCAGTATTGGCATTCAGTGGACCTGCAGGTTGGGCTGCTCTAGCAGCCGGCGCACTTGCAGCCGGCGCAGCAATAATGGGTATTAACAAAATTCTCAATGATACTGTGGTAAAAGAAGAAGAACGTGCAAAAGCCACAGAAGAACAGCGCAAACAAACAGAAGCAGCACAACAGGCTGCACGTGATCTTTTAGAAAGAACTATTAAACAAAAAGAAGCAGAGAAGGCAGCAGAAAAAGCAGCCAAAGAAGCTGCACGTGAAGCCAAACGCAGAGCAGAAGAGATTCGTCGCGGCAAAGAACGCGACATGAAGAATACCAAAGAAATCATTGATGGTATGCGCAGTGAGATTGATCTAAGTCGCCAGCGTTATCAAAATGAATTAAATGCTATTGGTCTCAGCGACACACAAAAGAAAACTCAAAACGAACAATTTGAATTACAAAAGAAATACAATGAAGATATTGTCAAATTGCAGAACATGCAATATCTCACTGAAGAACAAAAAGCCGATGCAATTGGTCAAGTCACCAAGATGTATTTGGACGAAAAGGCTGCAATTGATGAGCGTAACAGAGAATTATTCAAAGCACAGGCTGCTTTCAATCTCAAAGGCACACTCAGCAATATCGCAGCAGAACAAACTGCATTCAAGCAAAGCATTCAAGATCAGCAATCATTGCGCTTGATGTTTAATGATGCAGAACGTGCCGCTGCTGCCGAACGTTTACAGATTGAACGTGATTTCTATCTGCAAGCAGAACAATTAAAATCACGTTATAAAGATGCCAGCGATGAAGAATTGAGAATTCTTCTACAAAATCTAGAAATAGAAAAACAGGCTAGACTCAAAGCCAGCGAAGAGCGTGGTAAGATTCTAATTGCGGATGCAGAAAGTCAAAAGAATTTTGCTTATGGTTGGGAGCAGGCATTTGGTCAGTTTGCAGAAAATCTAACCAATCAAGCTGCTTATGCAAAAAATATATTTGACACAATGACACAGGGCTTTACCAATGCTATTGTAAACTTTGTGATGACAGGCAAACTCAGTTTCAAAGATCTATTCCGCAGCCTATTAGTTGAAATTGTAAAGATGCAGGCAAACAAATTATTCCTCAGCATCTTTGGTAAGGGCGGTCCATTAAGTAGTTTATTTGCCGGCTTCTTTGCCAATGGCGGTGACATTCCAGTAGGCAAATGGGGTATCGCAGGTGAAGCAGGACCAGAATTAGTCAAAGGTCCTGCAACAATTACCAGCACACGAGATACTGCTGCAATATTAGGTGGTGCAAATCCATATGGATCACCCACAATGGTAACATATAACATTCAAGCAGTGGATGCCCGCAGTTTCAAAGAATTAGTTGCACAGGATCCAGAGTTTATTTACAGCGTAACCAGAGCCGGTGCTAGGAGAATACCAAGATGAGCGGTTTACAAACCATAATTGACAATGCTATTTCTATAAACATTGATCGCAGAAAAACATCTGGCTTTACAATTAGTCGCAGTGGTATCGTAAAAACTGCACAGCATGCCAGTAACGTGCCTTGGACATTTACTGTAACCATGCATCCAGGTTTAAAATACAGCACCAATCGCGCTCTCACAGAAGAAATAGATCGTTTAGATAGAACAGAAGAAAGCAATATCAATATTGGTTCTACCAATACAGGACTTGCATATATCACAGAATATCAAGGCACATTAACTGTAAATGAACGTGCCGCTGCAAATATTGTAGCAGCCAGCAACAGCAATATTACACTGAATGCCACAGCATTGCGAACTGCAGGTGCAACTGCCTCTGATTATCTTGTGCGTGCTGGTGATTATATTCAACCAGGCGGCGGATATCGTTATCCATATACAGCCACAGCAGATGTGTTGGTTGGATCAGGTGCAAATGTTACCATACCTGTGCATAGACCAGTGATACAGGCCAATGCATATACCTTTGTGGGCCAAACATTAAGTTTTGGCAGTAATGTAACCTGGCGTGTGAAGATGGTTACCAAACCCAGTTACAGCGTAGTGCCACATGATAGATTGGAATTCTCAGACAGTTTCCAACTTGTAGAAATAATTTTGGATACCTAATATGACCACAGCAATCACAGCATTGGATACTGAAAATCATATCAGTCATGCGTTGTTCATTGATCTAACACTGAACAATACTACCTATTACTTGACC